GTTTTTATCTTTTAAAATTACGTACAACTATTATATCTGACCGGATAATCCGTACAATATCTCAATTATTGGCTGCCTTTGTAAGGTAATCCCGGTTTATTATTTTTCAGGTGTAAAAGTCCCTGACTGCTAAAATTACAGAAATATGATTTTTATAGGTTGTTTACATTACAAACATACCGATAATAATTTAATTGAAGATAAAGGACTTAATATTTTTTGTATCTGTAATTTTGCACCGTTTGTACAGCGCAAATTTCATCTTCCATTATGAGTTTTACAAACATCTAAACCTGACAAATGCGTTTCATTCCTTAAATCCTTCATTACCCATTTTTCTGTCCTTTCTGCCCGTTTTTCTGCCCATTACCTTCGCCTCAAAATAAGTAATCACCTCTTTTTATGCAAGACAATCAAAACAAAGTGATCGACTGGATCAGATCCGGAATGGATTACAACGAAGGAATCGGACTGTTGGTAGATCTTACACGGAAGCCAATTTATTCCGATCAGTTTACCGGCAGAGAAAAATCAATGACCGATAAACTGGCCTACGAAATCTGTAAAGCGGCAATGGTAGCCGATTATACCAACTGGAAAGCCTTTATTCAGAAGGTGAAAGATGGTTCAGAAACTGAAATTATTGAGGGAAATCATTCATTAACAGATGATTTTCTATTGGTTGACTTACCTGAAGTTATTGCGGGGGAACAAGATCAGGAAAAGGTTTTTAATCCGGCAACAGCCAGGACTGAAAATGCACCATCCATTTCAGATTCAGAATCGCTTGAAACAAAGCCTTTGGCTCAGTATCCACCTGTCATTCGCAGAAGCATTCACGAATATGCAGCACTCTTCCAGGAGCGCAGTAAACTGCATACGGTAATGACCGATATGCCTGAATCAAACGCGGAATCAGTCTGTGCCAAACGTGCAGAGCTTTTTGACCTGATTAAATCGATATCGGCCAGACTGGAAATTCTGTATGAGGCCAAAAAGGCATTTGATGAAAAAGGTATTGTGCCTGAAGAAAACGAAGTATTCCCTCCTGTTGGAAAAGAGGAAGCCGAACCCGATCTTGCTTCGCTCGACGAGGTTTCACTCAAAAAGCAAAAAAAGAACCTTCAGAGTAGTAACTCAAAAGACCAGACGATGCTCGATTACCAGTCGAAAGAGCGCACGGAAGTGAAGACCCCTATGCCAAATAGCCCGAAAAGAGCTAAAATCGAAATGCGGATCGGTGAACGGAACAAAAAGATTGAAGAGATCGAAACCTTGCTTTTGAATTATGCTGGTAAAGAGTAAAGATATCGTTCCGGTAGTAGAGCCGGAACGTGAGGTGGAAGACATCGGCTTAAAAAAGGGGCAGTCCGTCCCCTTCTTTATTGCCGATGCTGAGAAATCGCTGACCCGATCAATCGGACAGCTCGAGAATGGAAAGGAACATCATTACTACAGCTGGGGCAATTTTAACCTGGTACGGCTGATCAGTTACCTGATCAAACAAACCGGTCCTGCACATGTTTTTATGACCTCCTATTCGTTCAGTCAGAAAAGCATTGAGCAGCTTCAGAATAAGATCAGTAAAGGGGATATCCTTTCTTTCAGGGTGATACTCGATAACCGCGTCCGGGTGATGAGTCCCAAACCTTTTCAGATGATTGCCTCAAGCTTCGATTACCGGTGCATATCTGTTCATGCCAAGGTTGCATTACTGTGGAATGATGCCTGGAAAATCAGTATCGTGACCAGTCAGAATGCAACAGACAACCCAAAACTGGAAAGGGGAACAATTTTCACGGATGAACAAGTCTTCAACTTTGATTTAAAAATACTTGAAAATGAATTTAAACGAGGATCAGCTTAGCGAAATAGAAGAAATGGCAGGACTGTTTTTCTCTCCTGAAGATATCGCAGTAAACCTTGAGCTGGAGGATGAAGATACAGAACTATTTGTTGCTGCAGTGGCAAGCAGGAATACAAAAAATTATCAGGCGGGAGCATATCTTAAAGGTTGGCTTTCTGCGGAAATAACATTGCGTAAGGCCATTCAGCAGTCTGCCTTAAACGGCAGCAGTCCATCGCAGCAGTTGATGCTGAACTATCAAAAAGAATCGCGAATATGAGCCGTCCTGCACTTGAAGAGTCCAAATATGAAATGATCAAAGCCCATGTGCTTGATCCGGACAATTCACCGCTTACCTTCGAAAAGCGTGAATTGCTCGAACGTGTTATATCGGCATCTAAAGTGCTCGATAAAAACCCAATTCAAAAACAGGCGGTTGCCATCCATCAGCAAAAATATCCCGATGTCAGCCGGGCGCAAGCCTACGAAGATCTCCGGCTTGCTGTCAGGCTATTTAATACACTTCACACTTTCGATTACGATTTCTGGCGAACCTGGTTAATCAATGACATAGTTCAGAATATTCTGACCTGCCGTAACACAAAGTCAGAAAAAGACCGCCGGATCATTGCCATTGAACATGCCAATCTGATTAAGGTGATCGGAGAAAAGCCCGAAGAATTGCCCGATCCAAAACGAACTGAAAAACATCAGTTCTATATCCTGATTCAGAATAATAATCAGCAGATCAAAGTTGACCTCAATAACCTGAAGGACTTACCAACAGCAGCCCTTCAGGAACTAAGCCGGGCAATTTACGGAGGAACCGAAATCACAGAAATAGATGCTGAAGAAATCATGAAGTCATGATCACCGAGGTTATTGATTTAAATGGTCCGCAACAGCTCTCTGTGATTAATGATGCAGAAAGCGAAGTCGATATTCATGGTCGTGGTACCGGAAAATCGTATGTGATCGGTTGGGAGATGAATCAGATTGTGCGTAAAATGCCGCGGTCAATTACCTCAATCACGGGTCGCACTTTTGGCCAGATTTACACACGAACGCTCCCTTCAACACTTAAATTTCTTGAAAAGTTAGGAAGTGAAAAGGATAAGGATTTTGTAATCGGTCATAAACCTCCCAAAAAACTAGGGTTTAAAGAACCCTACGAGAAAGTTACCAAATACGATAACTTTATATCCTTCTCCAACGGCACAGGTTTTTTGATGTTATCCCAGGAGCGGCAAGGGTCAGCGCGTGGTCCCAATCTTGACCGTGAAATTGTTGATGAAGCGCTTACCCTGAATAAGCAGCGGTATGATGAAGAGGTCTCTCCTGCCAATCGTGGCAATGAAGAATACTTTGGCTTCAAATCACCCAAACGCATCAAACAACACCACGGATTCAGGTATGTTTCTTCCATGCCTTACACCAGAGAGCAGACATGGCTTTTGAACTATGGTGATTACTATATGGAGGAAGCCGGCATTCCAATTTTCGATACCTGGAACCGGATTGTAAAGCTTCAGCTGCAACTGATCGAAGCGCACAAAGCCGCAGATAAACGGTTGTTCAAAGATATCTGGAATGAAACCGTCAGGCTTAAAAAGAAAATTGCCCCGTTTGTCTCAAAAGCTGGTATTTTGTTTACGCTGGCCAACGCTTTCGACAATATCCAGAACCTGGGCATGTCATACATCGTCCGGGAATATGACAAGCAAAACCTGCTCACTTTTATGGTTGAAATCCTTAACTGGATCATTGATCAGATTGAGGACTGCTATTACCATCTCGATAGTCAGGTGCACATCTATTACGATGCCTACAATGATGATTATATCAGGGGTGTGGCAGAGAACAGCAATTGGGATATCGCTCAGCTGGAGAATGAAAACTGTTTGTTTGATCTGGATTGTGACCCAAACAGAGCGCTTGAGATCGTTCCCGATTGGGGTTCCAAAATTGCGCTCTTCTCCATTGCCCAGGAAAGAAACTACAACTTTGTAACAAAGATTGTAGAGCCTGTCGATTGTACGATCAATGAGGTATTTGTCAAGGCAAATACGCCGGGTGTAATGATCGATGATTTGGTGGATAAGATCTGCAAATATTATGCGCCACATCCGACAAAACGAATCTGTTACTATCGTGACCGCTATGGTGATTCAAAGCAGCCCAATGCAAAGAACTCAAAGACCTATAACGAACAGGCTATTGACCGCTTCACAAAGAATGGCTGGACTGTTGAGACCAGAGTCCACAAAGGACAGGAACCACCACAACATGACAAGTACCTGTTATGGATGAACATTCTCAAAGGGAAAGATCCGCGCTACCCGAAGTTCATCATCAACGGAAGAAAGTGTAAGTACACGCTGATATCAATGAACAACACCAAGGTCATTGATAAGGATGGAAAGTTTGAGAAAGATAAAAGCTCTGAGCGCAAGAACTCCATTCTGCCCGAAGAAGCTACTCACTTCGGCGATGCTGTCGATAAAAGAATGTGGACCAAGTACGGCCATCTGATCAACCTTAATCACAGCACATTCGTTTCCCCACGATTGTAAATTTCCCCATTTCTGCAACTGTCAATTCTGCCCGTAACTACATTTGAGCAGAATTGACCAATAATGGTATCAACACATTTCGCCCGAAAGCGGAAAGAGTTGATGGTTTAGGACTGCTTTGAACAGCTTTTCAAGTCTGTTCATAGGGAAGCGGAATCACTGATCACAATAACTTTCTGCCAGTTTTCTGCTCTATTCTGCACATTTCTGCCCTTATCTGAATTTTTCTGCTCTTTTTTCTGCCTTCTCTTATTGTGATCCGTGATGGTGTCAGGACTGACCCCGAACGGCAAATTCCTGTGTCTAAAATCTTTGACTTATGTTAAATACGGCATATTTCCTGTGAAAAACTGCCTTTTTTTCTGCTTTTCCGATAGGGCGAGTTCGGCATCAACCACACAAACAATGAAAATAATCGTGTTTTCATTGTTTTGTGTGTTGGTGTTTAAAGATTTACGCAATAATAAACTGGATAAGGTTTTTTAGAGTCCCCTCAGCTTTTTCTTTGGAAGAAAAAGCTGGCAAAAAGACCCGCACTTTCGCTATCGCTGCTGTTTTTCAGGTACCCTTTCAGCCTAAAAAACAGTCGTGGTTCTTTTTTCTTGATAATTAGCGGGCCAAGAAAAAAGAACCAAAAAAGAAACCCTTGAGAAAAATATTGAGAAGAAAAATGGCAGAAATATGTGCAGAAATATGCAGAGGAGAATGCGCTGGTTACTCATTTCTCGGGCAAAGGTATTGATCGCCCGGGCGGAAACGTCAAGGGACTTTGGTTGCTGCAGGATGGTAATATTTAGGAGCAGCACCCTCCGTCACTTCGTGTTCGGTCAGCTTTTTACTTCCGACTTCTGACTTCCGTCTTCTAACTGGTAAAAACCAGACATTCACCCATTGACAAGAATCCACCCGGCTCAACCTTGTACGCCCAATAAATTAACCGGCGTGCCTGAAGCCAAAATAAGTCTGCAAGGCAGCAGCAAATTAAGATGAAATTTTTCGAAAACATTAAAACTTTGGACGAGCTACGCAAAGAGTACCGCAGACTTGCAATGCTTCACCATCCCGACAAAGGGGGCGATACCCGTCTGATGCAAATCATTAACGAACAATACGAAAAGCTTTCAAAGAAGTTAATTAATGGTAATACTGATTTTTCCCAGGGCCGTAAAGATTATGAGCATCAGGTATCGGAAGAAATCATTCAGCGGCTTGACAAAATTATATTTCTGCAAGGCATCGACATTGAATTGATTGGCTCCTGGATATGGGTTACCGGTAACACTTT